CCACTACCACCGCTCATTCGTCCATCTCATCGTACTCACCAGCAGCGACGAGATCGGCTGGGTAGCCAAGGTCGTCGAGGAGAGCACGGAACCTCTTCAACGCTTCGATGTCATGGCGGAGCACGAACAGACCTCCACGAGCGGCAGAGATGCCGGGCTCATAGGTGGCATCATACTCACCATGTGTGCGGATCAAACGGACACAAAGCTTCTGATAGTTGTGAAAGAAGATGGTGGGTTTTCCATCGCTGCTGAAGGTCACTGTCATGGAATTGAAATTGTAGACTCCGGAAAGAGAATACTTGACATCCCGCAACATAGTCCCCCAGCGGAGGAGGGTATCTTTGGCATCATCTGAAAGCTCCCCGCGCTTGATGGCATCGTCACCGACACCAAGGGCACTCGACTTGTGGGCATGGAAGAGCCCGATGAGGCGCATGCAAGTGTTGCTAGCACCGGTCGAGGGGTGCGCAGATGGCATAATTCCGAGACCATTGACGACGTAAACATTGTTGCCAATAAGGACAAGGTGGTTGGAACTAAGCACGGCGATGTTAACCGCGAACTCGAGGTACCAATCACACCATGCCTCATAGCCCTGCAACTTAGTCTGACCACGTGCGAAACACTCTGCGCGGCGGCAGGCATCAAGATACCAGAGCCAAGCTGTGACGGAAAAGTCAAAGCCAGTGGCATCATCAGCTTCGGTACCTTGACCACCATCCACACGGCGAGCGTAGTAGTGGAAGGTCTGGAGTCCCTCGTCATGATGTCCGATTCCCACGCAAGGATAGACAGGCCCCTTGAGCATTCTGTTCTGATAGCAAAAGATGTCACGCTTGTTCTGCGGGCGATGGCACAACGACCAAACGATCTCATCTATCACTGAGAGCGGCCAGATGAGGCGCCACCGGCCCTCACGGGCCTTGGCCTCCAGATGCGGCTCATCCTTGATAAATGGAAGTCTGGGATCGGAGATGCCTCGCTCGAAATGCTCAGCAGCAGTCAAGGCTGCAAGCTCGTAGCGATCATAAGCCAAGATAATAGCCAGCCTGAGGAAAACGAGCTGGGCAGTATACTCGGCATTTTCGATCCACCACTTCTTTGGCCCAGGCTGGACAAGCTGCGCGAATCCTGAGCTCTTGGTGCCGTCGAGAGTCTGAATAATGAGGTCGATCTGCTCGAAAGTGCTCTTGCTGTAGAAATCTCCCTCATAAGCGGGCCAAGAGTCGAAAGCCTTATCAACAGAATCATGATCAACTGGCATCTCGCCCGCATCGCGATTTCTCTTGATGAGGCGGTGCTTCCTACGAAGCTGTGCTTTCATTGAGGACATGATCCCATTAAAGTCGCGCGGGGGCGGAGGCTTAACCCAGGCCTTGAAATCGATATTATGTTTGGAAGCAAGAATGCGCTCACGATTGGCGGAAACGCCATGACCTCCCTTTGGGAGAGAAACACGAGAGCTGTTGCAAGTCCCATAACCGAGGAGGAAGACCTCACCATCGTCATCAACAATATCAGCGATGTCTCCATCGCGATTGACGTTGCAAGCCTTGACATAAGACTGCAGCGCAGCGAAAGGCTCGGATTCGAGAAGGTGATTTCTACCAGAGACAAACCGGAGCTCACGAAGAGCGCGAATGTCCTTAGCGCCGCGAGTGAGGATTTCCTTAACTCGGGCGATGTCAACCTCTCCATCAACATCATGTGGATGCAGCGTAATGAGCCTATCGTCGAAGACGTGGTGCGACTTGTCTGTCTGGAACATAACACTCTTCACAAAAGAAGAGTAGCTCGTGTGCTTGAAAGTCGGGACCTCAATCTCTTTCTGAATTGGGCATGAAGAGCTAGAAGAAAGAGTGGAATCGGAAGCGCAAAGCTCGTCAACGACCGGCAAGGTCGAAGCTTCGAAGCGGACTTTGGTTTTACGAACCGCTGGTCGCGCTTGCTGCTTAAGGCCGAGAGGGTCAGCAGAATGGAGCTCTGTGCGAAGTGGACGGAACTGTGCCACAGGGGGGGGGGGAGTGCGAGGGGCAAGAATCCAGCGGTCGGGAACGAGCATCCTGCGCGTACGAACCTGAGGTGGCAGCGGAAGCTCATCATCGGGGTAAATGCCCCAACGATAGCCTGTTGTAATCTCAGGCCAACGGCCATAAAACTCGGAGCCCGAATTGTCGACCTCAAACTGGCCATAGGCTGGACGGTGATCGTCATAATATCGACGGCCATCAAAATCTGGATCGACATGACATGGCTTGTCAATAACAAACTGCTCCTCGTCATACCAATGGTTAGATCGGATGAGCTCTGGATCGCCGTAGAAAGTACGAATTCCTCGCAAATAGAGAATTCTCTCACGCTCAAGAACGTCGAGAGTGATGCCATGCTCGTGGAATGGGTCGTCGTCGCGGCTTCTAAATTCCCACACCATTCGGCGTGTTCGTGGATCGACATGCTTCAAAGGCCTAGTGTTCGGATTGAAAACATACTGAGCATCCATCCTATTGGTCATCCACGATGGCGTGAAATACCTCTGGGTTGGGCTCCAGTCGTTTGGCATGAACTCGACACAAGTGCGGTCCCATGTTGAAACAAACTCCCCTTCAGGGAAGTCGCGAAAGAATGCATGTGGACCCTCGCGCCGATTACGACGCATCTCAGCAATCTTGTTGTCGCGGGCCTCTTCATTGAGTTTCAGGACTACAGACGGGTTCGGAATCTCAGGTGCTTTAGACTCAGTACCAGACGGAGCTTCAGCCTTCTTCCTCTTTACGATGGTATCTGGCTTCGGCGCCTCACGCTCTGGAATCTTGTCCAAATCGTTAGCGGCAGGGATGCGCTTCAGCGGATCGCTGATGCGCTTGACACGCCTGCGGGCTTTCCGCACTGTCTTCGACTCGGGCCCAGCTGGCCACAAATCGGAAAGATCATCGTCACCCATATCAGCCCATGCTGGACCACGGAGGGAATAAGAAACTGCTTGCGGTGTGGGAGCAACTTGGGCAGCAGAAAGCTCATGTCGGACAGCTCGCTCATAAGCAAGCTTAGTGTCTCCAAATCCAGTATCAAGATACTGATCCCTGAACCTTCTGTCATACTCGCGCAATTGCGCATCCTTGTCGGCTTTGGTATAGGCAACATTGCCATCGTGATCGTAGTGAGGAATAGTGTCCTGAACGTCCGATACACGACTTCGGTGTGCGGCCTTGGAGGGATCAGCAATGAGCTCTTCTTCGGTGATATCAACTTCGAGAACTCCATCGAATTCTTCGTCATATTCCTCACTGAACCATTCAGAATGCAGAGATCTCCAATCGTCGTCGACATCATTGTCTTCGGATGGATATGATCCCGGAGTGTTGGCCTCAGTGGTACTGAAGTAATCACCTAGAACACTGCGCAAAATTCGCTTGGAATCTATAGCTGGTGCTAAATCAAGCTCACGCAAGCGTCTACTCATACCGATGGCGGTGATCATGACATTTCTTCCATACACACAACCAATATGGAAACCAACAAGTTTACCTTTATCATTGAAGATGCCGGAACCGGAATCCCCCTGTTCGGTGTGCATAGTGTGGCATGCTACGCCGGAGCAAGCGTGCCACTTTGTGTCGAAATAGATCTTACCACTAGCATGATATATCTCGTGATTGCGGAATATCTGGACATGTCCGTTAGTCGGCGGTTTCTGGCGGCCCTCGAGCTTGGGAGCACGACCGGGCACTTGAGCCCAGTTGTTAAACCGGATGGCAAACATGTCTGATAGAGTCCATTTGACAAAAGTCTTAGTGCCAAAGGCACAGCAGTCACGGAGATTGCACTTGTTAAGCAAGACTCTGAAAGGAACATAGATCACTCCACCCTTGGATGGTACGCACAAATGATATGTGTCAACATGGTGATCTGCGTCCCAATCGTCTGGAAGCGCAGTGAAAACATGAAAGTTGAAGAGAGCAACAACACCCCCCTCGACCCGCAAACGAACACCGCTGGTAACAACGCGGGATGACGAAAAATCACCCCGGCGAACCTCAGCAGGGTTAGCAATGACCCATTGAATAGAGCCTTCATGGATGAGAGAAGCAACGCGAGGAACGCTGCCCGGTTGGGCGCATTCTGTGCCTGTGTTGCGATTAGGGTATACAGGAGTATACTCTACTTGAGTAGCGCCACCAGTGGTGTTAGTAAGCTTACTAATCCTGACCTCAACAGCTGGCTGTTCCTTGGATGCGCGATACATAAGTTTACCGGCGCGATTGAACAAAACACCAACAGGATCTGGTTTAGCGACACGACGCCTCCAAGCGGCTGCAAGTCTCGAGATAACCATATAGGCCACAGAGACAAATATAAGCCAAGTTCGCATCTCCCAGACGGCGCAGCTCGCATCAATAATGCCGACAACGACAAAGTTGTAACGCACTGCGCGCCAACAATCACTAACGACAGAGTTCATGAACGCATTTGCAGCTAAGAAATAGGTCTTAAGCGTGCGAATGAGCTCTGTCCAAAGTCGAACAATGGTGTTGTACAAGGAGAATGGGGGAGGTTTAGTATACAGATGCACTGGTTTGTAGCCATCCATAAAGTCCGAGTTGCACTCAGTATGGATCATGTCGGCTGCGTCATATTTGGTGAGAAACGCGTGCACTGTGTAATACTCGTCGTAATACTGGCGTACCGTACCGACATCATCTCCGCACTGATAGAGCTTCTCATAGTCGATATTGAAGGGATCAATGGATGCCTGCTCAAGCACAGAGTGCCAGCAGGCCCATCGACACTTCGCAAACCGAACTTCTGGTTCTGCTCCGACAAGTGGGAAGAACGTGAAGAAAATGAGCGTTGATAAATGCGTCATGTGATGCTGTGTTATTGCTCGGGTAGTGATGATGTGGTGGGCGCTATAAGCGACCTTGCGG